GATGGCATTCTCCATTGTTGTTTTAATCAACTCTGCTTCGTGGTCCGTGGTCGAAAAACAAAGTTCATCGTGTATTTGTATGTGTGGCACTATACCTTTTTCGTGTAGATCTACCATGGCTTTCTTTGTCATGTCTGCAGCAGACCCTTGTATCAATCTATTCAAGGCTTTGTATGTAAACGCAGGTGTATAGTATCTTTCAAAATAATTCATGTAATTTGGATCTATTTTGTTTTGTTTAAATTTATCTAACATCTCAGCTTTAAACGCTTCGCGAGCCTGTTCTTCTGTATACAAAGGAACTTCATTAAATCTACCTGTTTCATTATTCCATTCTTTGTTAGTTGTTTCCCATTTATCAAACCTGCAGAATCTATCATATAGTGTGAATAGTAATTTATTTTCTTTTGCAAAATTTATTAATTCTTGTGATAATTGTCTTACAAATGGCACACGTCCATGATATTCGTTAAACAGCTCTCTAGCTTGCTCTTTTTCTAAACCTAATTCTCTTTGTAGTTTCATCTTACCCATACCATAGAAAAGACCTAGGTTGATCGTTTTTGCCTGTTTCCTGGAGATATTAGCCATGTCAGCGACTATCTGATGGAAATCGGCATCATCCCTATCAAACTGCTCTTGTAGGCTCTCTGTGCCCGTTAAACACAGTTTAATGGCATAGTGCACTACAATACGTGGTTCTTGTTGTGAGTAGTCAAAGCTAGCCCATTTACAATCATCTTCCGGTATGAACAGTTCTCTCATCTTCTTACCTATATAACCTTTTGCAGGTATCTGTTGTAGATTAGGATTAGACATACTAAACCTACCAGTAACTGTACCACCAGTATCAGATCTAATTTGATTTATATCTGCATGTATTCTACCTTCATGCACGTATTCTAATAATCCATCTATAAAAGTATTGACTGCTTTGTCATACTCTCTTGCTTTTGCAATCATACGTAAACATTTATTATTATGTGTTTTAAGATAATCTTTTGGTAGTTGTGGCATCTTAGATTTTGGTGTGACTTTGTAATCTTTTATACAAAGATGATCTAATAATTTTTTAATTGATGCTGCAGCCCAGATATCAACTTTAATTGTTGTAATACTTTCTATAGCTTTTATTATCTGATCTCTACGTTTCTTTAGATGTTTACCAAACAGGACAGCTTTTGACCGATCTATTCTAACTCCTTTAAATTTCATGTCAACTAAACATAAAAATAATTTTGTTTCTAATTCAAATATTTGTCTACAGGTTTTTTGCTCTCCATCATCTTTAGTGTATAATACTTCGTCAATTTTTTTATCAAATAATTTCCATAACTTGTAAGTTAAATTTACATCTTGCTTTGCATATTCTTTTACAATAGATGCAGGTAGTTTATGCATGTTAGTCATTGGGTCTTTGACTGTGCCACCAGACCACTCTAATGTTTTTTGTTGTAAATCGTATTTGTATTTTTCTTCGTTAAGATAATCTTTTGATAGCGCGTCAAGTGAGTATCTAAATCTATTTTCATCAACAACAGATGCAGCTATCATGGTATCAACAATCCTACCTTTAATCATTTTACCAGTAACAGATCTAATCCAACAAACATCGTACATGGCATTGTGAAATACTTTTGTAATCTTATCGTTTTGAAATATTTTATCATTTAAAACTTGCCATATTTTTTCTACTCTCTCTTGATCTATATGGGTATCAGAATGACGTAATGGAAAATATGCTGTTTCATTATCTGTTGCAACTGCAATACCACAAACAAAACCATCATTACGTATGGCACCAGACCCTTTTGTTTTAAGATTAGGATCGTATGTTTCTATATCCACTGCAACCGTATCTACATTTTTTAAATCTAAATCTTCTGGTGAATTACACATTATAATCTCTCTCCAATATCATTTCTAAATAGTGTATTGCCTTTTCTATATCTTGTCGCTTTCCTTTCATAGAATGCCTGCAAATATATTTTATAGCATTACCCTCCGCAAACAATAATTTATTTTCGTTGATAAACTGCGCAGGCTGAATCTTCATACTGCGGTAGTGCTTGCCACCTACCTGTTCTTCTAGTGACTTGTAAGCTACTCCTTTAAACATTTCTTTATTTGTCATTTTCCTCCTTTATGCATATTTTAATAGTTTGTGAACTTGGTATGTTATTTGTCTATCTACTCTTCTATGTTTTGGATAACCAATAGAATTTTTTTCGTTAGTTACAAACTCTAAATTTTCTATACTATAATCTACAGTTTTAAAATTTTTATGGTTAACCACATAATCACCACCATCTTGTTGATGAACTAGTCCATCAGGATTACAAAAAGCTTTACATACAATAATATGAAAATATGTTTTAACTCTATCGTGTCTTCCATTTTTATCAAAGGTTGGTGTGTAAACCGTTAAATTAACATAAGGTTTTTTACCAGAGATAGAACCATTCATTTTACCACCACCATTTAAATGTTGATGATACCCTTTTAATTTTTTTACATAAGGCCAAATAGGTTTTTTATAATGTTCATCACCAGGTTCTAATTTAAGATTACGGTAAGGATGATATCCCCCTGTTCTCATTAACATGTACATACCTGGTAAAACTCTTTTATCTACTTCTTCTAATGGTATTTCATCTCTCGTTTCAATCATTCTACTCCTAACGTATATTCACGTTGCGATGCTATAGTCCAACAATCATATCTACCTCGACTGTATGCAACATACTTTAATCTTAGTTGTTCAAAATAATTTTCTGGTCTTGTTCTTGTTAGATCTACAATTACATTGTCAAATGTTAAACCTTTTACTGTGTGTATATTTGCATATCTAACTCTAACGTCACCTTCTAAATTAAAACCTTTTCTTAAAACTTTTTCAATGTAAATAAGTCTTTTTTCATAATCTTCTTTTTTACCTTTTTGCACTCTTATCAACCTAAAATCTTTTTCGTTTACAGAAGTTTCTTTTAATAATTTTAATTTTATCAACTCATGAATTGTGTAATCTTTTTTAATCCAATCTTTAAATTCATATTCACCCTTACCATGCACTATTACTTTACTACCTAGGTAGTCCCAAAAATCTTTTATTTGTTGTAATGACATAGGCTTACCACTTGCAAACTCTGGCCAAAGTTTGTGACATCTTATTTCTTTTTTTGGTACGTGTGCCGTATTTCCTACGTGTGCATACTCTATACCATGTTGATCAAAAAAATTTTTAACAAATGTGTCTGATGGGTTACCACGGTACGTAAATAAAAATGTTTCTTCAGTATTTCTTATTTTATCTAACAATATTCTTAAATGAGAACAGTCAGTTGTATAATTTGGTAAATAATAGTGATTTCCTATTATGAGCTGTCCCTCTTTCTCATGGCCTTTACGGTAGTTAGCAGGTCTCCAGGTTCTGTGTGTGCCATAGTGATCCCATATTGGTTTTATAATTTGTTTACATAGATTATTAATAGTTTGACCACATCGATGGCCCTGTTCTAGCTCTTTAGCCCCTTTTGATAATTCATAAAAAGTTTCTGCATCAGCCCCTGCAAAGGGAAATATTGTTTGATCTGGATCTCCAACAAACCAATATTCTTTAGTATTAGTTGCCATTTTATCTAATGCTTTTTTTTGTGGTATGTTACTATCTTGTGCTTCATCTACTATTAAAGCATCTATGTCAGGCTCTTTAGCTTTCTCTATGAAGTCTTTTATCATGTCATTAAAATCACAAACCTGTTTATCTTTTTTGTATTTTTCGTATTCGTCTTGCATCTCTACAATAGTGTTTATACTGTATGGTTTGTATGAATTTCTATTGCTTTCACCACATGTTTTCCAATGCTCTTTCAATGTCATGCCTTTGCCGAAAGCATCGGATATATATTTATAAAATTTATGTTTATCTCCTTCAAAATCAGATGCACTTATTCGTTGTAGTTTAAATCGAGAATCCTTTATGCATAAACTTATGTGGTCCTCATAACTAAATACATCTCTACTTAACGCTTTACTTTTACAATATGAATGTATTGTACAAATTTTATATTTAAAAGATTTTTTAGTTAAACCTTTTTCTTTTACTTCAGGTAGTTCAAGTATATCATCTCTTATCTCATCAGCTGCAACGTTTGTGTGTGATAATATTATTATTTTAGTGTGTGAATATTTTGTTAACAACTCTTTGTATTTATTTACAATCCACAAACTAGTTTTTCTTGTTCCTGGAGGTCCTACTATAAAATTAGGCTTTTTCATTTGTAATCTCCTGATAATCACCTTCTATAATTAAAT